TCTTTACCGCAAGATTCGAAAAAACGACCTTCAAGGTACGTTTTATTCGAGTTACACCGAAAACCTAGCTCTTTCAGGACGTCGATCAGTTGGTAACCGGGATAACGACTCATAATGATGTCGTCGCCGTAAACCCAAACCGGAGTGTCGTCACCAAAGAATTCGCATGTAGCTTTAGCTAACGCGAAGAAAATTAGTGACTCGAGCTCAAACGTGAAACCATTCCCCATTGATGAAAACTTTTGGTTATAAAACCATTGGTCGTCTACTTGGGTGTAATGGCTCCTGATTTGATCAAGATAAGTGAACCAGTCTATTGGTAGTAGCTCAAGAATAAGCTGACTACTTATAGTGTCCGACGCGCTTTTTAAGTCGATCGTACATAAACCGTCAATATGTGCACGTTGTGCAGCACGTTGATTATTTAATTGGGTATCAAGATCAATCCCGAAATGTTTTAAACGTCGTCGAATATATGAACCGACCTGCTTCTGCAACGGCATGTTGAGAAGAGGTTCGACACATATACTGCGGTCAGTTTTAGCATTTTTGGGAACTAGGGTAAACCTCGCACCATTCCTTATGATAGGGTCTTCGACCCCTATAAGACCTTTCTCTCTGAGCAAAGGAATTAAAGGCGCTGCTTCAGCAGTGATTTCATAGTTAGCCTCATCGGTTTTGTCAGCAATCGTAGATTTAAACGATCCACTGAAGAAACTACCAGGGCCAAAAACGAACGGTTCATCCAACACGAGGTCGTGATGAAAGCCACCTAATACGTTAGCGATTTTTTGCGAAGCAGCATACAATATGCTGTCACATTCGGGCGTTAAATTTCCCGAACGCAGGAAGACGTTAGTTAAGCGGTTTTGTAGCTCAGCTGAAACTGAGGTTTCAAGTGCGCGCTCCTCGGGGTCACCAATCAGCGTAAGAAAAGTAGCTTTGCTACATAGCTTATATGCTTGGTACTCGAGAAAGAACGTTTTATAACAATCGTGAGCCGAAGGCTCACATTCGAATTCAACGTACTCATTATGGTCAAGAAGAATATCTTCATAACCAAGAGCGGCAGTGATTTGCGAACATATATCCAAGATATTGACGCGATGATAAAGCATGGCTTGATCCTTTATTTAGTAGGGATACATAGATTCAAAATGACCCCTGTGTTCGTTGTTATTGTAGGACAGAGTGCATTAAGCACCGGATTGTCACTACAGCTAGCGAGGTTAAGCGTTAAGAACCATAAGAGACTCCAACGTAGCAGCGATCTGTGCTTTGTATGACGACAGAAAGTCGTTAATACCAGCATAAGCGCGCGCAGCGTCAGTAGACTCGAAGTCCAAATTGCTAGGCCAAGCGACCGAAATATCGGCTTCAACGAAGTCGCGAA